ATGGAGAAAAAAATGATAAATAATAAATTAGTTAATAATTTAATATTGAGTATTAAAAATGATATAAATGTCTAAAATCATTTAATAGAAAAAAAATATGATGAACGTGAAGAAGTAGATGTTGATGTAATCGTGGACCAATACGACAATGAAGTTATAGACGTTGATGCGTATCATATAGATTTAAAAATAGAGTATTTAAAAGGGGCTGTAGGAGCATCTAAACATATAATGCAATTAATAAAAGAAAATATAGATAACTTATAAATCAAGAGTATAACAAAAAGGAGTATATAAAATGATAGGAACACACAGAACAACAACAACTAACTTACCAATTAATAATGAACAGTCTAGATTGATTGTAACGTTTCATAATACCGCAGTCGTTCAAGTGGTCAATGATAGGTACGTAGTATTAAATAGTGGCGGTTGGTTAACACCTACAACCAAACGCAGAATGAATCAAGCTTCAGAAGTTTACAGGTTAAACTATTTAGTATATCAAAAAAATTACACGTGGTATGTCAAGACACCAAGCACGACCGCAGAGTTTGCGGACCACATAGTAATTGATAAACTAAGTGGTGATATATTACCAAGTCTTCCATAGTTCGCACTATACAAAGCCCACACCAACCCCACAAAAAAAGCCCCGACGTAATGGTTGGGGCTTCTCTTTTACTGAAAGTCTACAAAATATCTACATATGATTATAATGATGTGTTTTTTACATAATTTTCAACCTAATCTAGAGGGGTACACAGGCACAACTATGGGGGGTGGGTAGGTAAAAGAACACTCACACACATTCTAATATTATTTTTTAAAGTTTTGTATTTTTTTTGTTACTATAGTTTAATATAGCTGTTTTGGTGAGTTTTGGGTAGAGACTATCTAATCCCCCTATTATAAATAAAGAGATTAGTCTCAATTCCCATATAGCTGTTTCGGAGCCTGTTTCTTATGGCAGAGTAATCTTTTCTGTTACTAGCTCAATTACTTTCGACTTGCTTTTGACTGTGTAACTAATCCCCTTCTAGTAGTCAATTACTATTACTATATGCTAGAAGCGTCTAGCCAACCCATATAGCGCACTAATATTAGCACAAATAAATATTGTATGCAATAAGTATTAATTGAATGTATATTATTTTAATGGAATTAAAAAAGATAAAAGGCGTAGAACATAGGCTGTATGATAGCCATGAAGAGTTTTGCGCTTTTGAAGGCGCAACAACTCCTAAAAGTGATTGGCGTATAGCAGAAGAAGATGATTGGGTATATACAGATGACAAGCATGTCGTACAAATACTTAAGGTTTATTACATTACTGTGCCGAACTCCAAAGAAAAACGCAAGTGTGTGCGCACAATATGTGGTAGTTTTGTCTGTAAACAGAAAAATGCCAAGATATTAGGTGAAAATGGCGTTGCAGAGAACATTTATACGTTTTCTGGCAGCTATGACACAATTAAAAGCATACGTTCAACTAAATTATCCTCTAAAAAGCTATTATTTGCTAAATATGTAGCGGCTGGAATAGATATGGAAGAAGCATACAGTCGTGTGTACCCAAAAGCTAGTGCTAAACAGTATATTAAAAACGCAGCGAGTAAATTACTGCAACAAGAAAAGGTATTAAACATGGTAAAAGAAGAAATATCTGTAATATTAAAGGAAGAAGGTGTAACTCCTGAGTATATTATACAAAAGTATAAAGATATAGCTGATATATCAGAAAGAGACCAAGACAGGCTTAGAAGTCTAGATGCTTTAGCTAAAATGTCTGGTTTATTTGAAACAGAAAAGAAACGTGAAGAGTTAACTGTATGGGCTGGTTTTAGTCCTGAACAACTGGAGGCGATTAAAGGTGGCAAAACAGAAGTACTTGCACATAAAGAAAAAGAGTGACATATCTGATAAAGTAGACCCTTGTCCCGTATGTGAAAAAAACTTATATTATGATGAAGATTGTAGTAAAAGAATTGGTGTAATAGAGCCAGATGGCGAAATAGAATCATGGAAATGTCCAGCATGTAAATCAGAATTTGATTTAAATGATAATATTTTGTATATTTATGGCAGCGATATAGAAGGTGGACAAGCGTGAAGACTAAAGATGCAAGATTAAGAAGAGCAGGAGTGAGTGGTTATAACAAACCTAAACGTACACCTGGGCATCCTAAAAAGTCACACGTTGTCGTTGCTAAAGAAGGAACTAAAATTAAAACTATAAGATTTGGTCAGCAAGGCGTAAAAACCGCTGGCAAGCCTAAAGCAGGTGAATCACAGCGTCAAAAAAACAGGAGGAAGTCTTTTAAAGCTAGACATGGCAAAAATATAGCCAAAGGTAAAATGTCAGCAGCTTATTGGGCTAATAAAGAAAAATGGTAAAGAAAAAGAAACCAGGGTTATATGCTAACATAAATGCTAAACGAAGAAGAATACAAGCGGGTAGTGGTGAAAAAATGCGTAAACCAGGTACAAAAGGCGCACCTACAGCTAAAGCATTTAAGAAAGCGGCTAAAACAGCCAAAAAAAGAAAATGATAGATAAAAAGATTTCATTAGGGTCATTACTAACAATAGCATCAGTTTTAATAGGCGCAGCAATATCTTATGGTATTAACTCTAATAAAGTAGAAAATATTAATAATGAACAGGTAAAAGTAGTCAAAAGAGTAAAGTCTAACGAAGAAAACATAGTTAACTTAAAAATTAGTGTAGCAAAGATAGAAACACAGTTAGATGATAGGTTTGACAGATTAGAAGATATACTTATGGAGTTAGAATAATGATTATAGAAAACCCTAATAATACTATAGTTTCTAAAAAGCAAAGCTCTGACGCATCTTTAGCTCACTTATTACCTAATCAAGAGTATAGAGGGATAGGGCTTTTACCATCATTATTATTGTCTATGCTAGGAAGTGTTTCTAGAGGCAAACAGAATAAAGATATGTATGATAGTGAAATGGGTTCTATAAAAAAAATAATTAAACATAGATATAATGAAGATGTTTCATTTGATAAAAAAAATACGAATTATACTAAAGATATTCTTACAGGCCTTATAAATAACTATATAGGAATACCTGTTGGGAAATCTGGGTATATTAATCCTATTTTTTTAAGTCCAGATATTAGTTCTATACCAAATCAAGGGTTTGATGCTTTAGGAGAGTTTGATGCTAGTTTTATTGATTACAGGCCAACTCCTGTAGATTTTGGAATTAAATATACACATAATTTAAAATGATATTAACTAAAATGGTTATAAACGCTGTTGCTACTAAACTAGCTAAACATTTTAAGTTAGATAAAATTATGTCATATGTATTTGATGACAATGAATTAGATATAAAAATTAATATAATTGAGTCTCGCCTTAATTTATTAGAAAAAATGGCACTATTACCTAAAGATGTTAAGTGTAAGTGTCATAAGGAGTAATTATGCCAAAATTTGGAAGCAGGTCAAGAAACAACCTTGCAACATGTCATGAAGATTTGCAAGATTTATTTAATGAAGTTATTAAACACGTTGATTGTTCGGTTATTTGCGGGCATAGAGATAAACAGGAGCAAAACAAAGCTTTTGAGAACAAAAGAACAAAGGTTAAATATCCTAATGGTCGTCATAACGCTAACCCTTCTATGGCTGCTGATGTTGTTCCCTATCCTATTGATTGGGATGATAGAGAGCGTTTCCATCTTTTTGCTGGCTTTGTCTTGGGCATTGCTCAGTCTATGGAAATAAACATCCGTTGGGGTGGTGACTGGAACAAAAACTTTGAGGTAGACGACAACAACTTTGATGATTTTCCTCATTTTGAAATTATAAAGGATTTTTAGTATGGATGAAAAAGAAAAAGCTAGAAAAATAAAATTTAAACAAGATAAAGCTAAATGGGAAAAAATGCAAAAAGAGTCTAAATTTCAAGATTCTTTAAGAAAAAGTCAAGTTGAAAGAGGTTTAACAAATTATGAGGCTCTTCTTGAATGGCAAAGAGACCCTAGAAATAAAACTGAATTAGGAAAGAAAAAAGATAAGTTAATAGAATCTCTTATGGGAGGAATTAAAAATATATTTGTTGGCCAAAAAAACCAAACAACATATCAAGGAACTGTATTAGACAATTTGAACCCTGAAACTACAGTAAGTACATTAGACAGTTTATTAAAAATGTTTGGAAAAGAAACTTTTAATGCTAGCCCTGATAAAGAATATAGTTTTGAACCTCGTTTTCAAGATAATGAGAGAGATGCTCTTAGGCATTATATAGGAACTCAAGCTATAGCAGACAAATTTGGTCCAGGATTAGCAGGTCTAATAACAAATTTAAATGAATACCCTTATGATTCAACTAATGTAAATAAAAGAGTAGACATACAAAATAACTCAAAAGCTCTTGACGACTTTAATTCTGGAAACATGTTAAACCCTAATTGGTTAAATATGTTACAATATGCAAACGAACAAAATTCAGGGAATGTTTTAGACAGTTTACTACAAACTCTTACAATACCTCCTACAGATTCTGAATATTAAATATAAACATATTAATGGCTAATCTTAACCTTAACGGTAATGTCAGTAAAAATGAAGAAGCTCTTCA